TAATCACTTCCTCCCTCTGCGTGCAATAAACGATTCGCATCGGCTAGATCTTTGTTTTCCACGTACATGGCCACTGCCGCCAATTTCTCTTTTGTTGAACATAAATACTCGCCCCTTTCTCCGAGATCAAAATACATCCCTGGCTTTATCTCGCTCAACTGATTAGGCAATTCTTTTGGCTCCCGAAGGGGATTCAACAGAAAATACAACGAACCGAGCACAAAAAAGCAAACGCAACCAACGATAAATCCACACCCGTGTGCAATGAGCGCGGAATACCCCTTCCGCTTCGCGAACCTGAAAAACCCTATCCAGCCAAGAATGGACGAAAGCAGAATCAGCGGTTGCAGAATAAAAATGTCGAACATGCATTTTCCTTGTTCAATAGGGAGGTCGATTTACGGGGACTATGAGAATACACGGCTATTGCAGAATGATCAACTACGATGAAGACACTGACATCCTTTTCTGAATTGGCTCGCGCTTTTGGGCGCAACGCAGAGCAAATGCACATCAGTATTGCGGCAGCTATGAAAACCAGTGCGATCGCTTTTGTTGCTGACTTCAAAGCTGAATTCGACCAGCAACCGGGCAGCGCCACAATTGAGTCGACTAACTGGGCCGAGCTGAGAGATGCGACCAAGGCGGAGCATGCACGAAAGGGATATTCGGAAGATGCACCGCTTCTCGGAAGCGGCGCATTGCGCGATAGCATTCAGTATCAATCGGCAGAACTGTCGTTCAGCGTCGGTTCGGACAGCGAGGTCGCCCGGTATCAGGAATTCGGCACGCCGACGATTCCACCACGTGCGTTGTTGGTTCCGGCTTTGCATCGGGCAATTCCCAATATTCTCAACACCGTTGGGAAAACCATCGAACAATCACTGGCAGGCGAAAAATGAGTGAAGCATATAAAGTTGGCGTCGAGGTGCAGCTGGAAGACAAGGTCACGCCGGGATTAAAAAGCATGATCGATGTACTCGATGAGGCTGGCAACAAGCTCGAAAAATTTGGGTTTGTGATGAAAGAATTGTCGACCAAAGGAGATGGTCTTGCCGACAAACTCCATGAAGCCTCCAAGGCGGCAGAGGAGTTGGGCAAGAGTCATGGTCTGGCGACGGCTGGGGGCTATCTCGCGAGCATGGCTGCTGCGTCCAAGGCCATCGCAAGCAATATGATGGCGGCGCAGCAGGCCGGTGAGCGCATGAAAGGCGTCTTCTCTCGTGACTCGCGACATGGGGGGTATGGCGTTGGTCCGGGAGGAATTACGCCGCAGCCGAAATTCGCTTCCGCAGAAGCTGGCGGAGCGGCAGAAACCGCAGTGGAGACCGGATTGACTGAAGCCGGTGGGCTGGAAGGCGCGGCCTTGGCTGGCGGCATGAAGGTGGCGGAAGCTGCCGGTAATGGGTTAGTGGACGGATACAAGGCAAATCTGCAGCTTGAGCACACAAATTGGAGCATCATACAGTCGATGCAGGTTCAGCCTCCCGAATCGCAACGAGAAGGGGTATTGAAGGAGCTTCGTGCGCAGGAAATGAATTACGCCAAGCTTTACGGTTTCTTGACGAATCGTGAAATCGCGCCGATTGCCGAAGCCAGATTTGCTATCGCTAAAGAATTTAATGGCCGCCCTAAAAAAGAGCAAGACGAGATGATGGAAGCGGTGATGCCGTTTGCAGCGTTCGGCGTCAAGCAGGCAAACATGAAGCTTCCAGAAGCAGCGCAGATGCTTTCGGAATTTGCGACGAAGGGGGGCGCGCAGGATGAGGGAAAAGCTGTTTTGCTATTCAACGCAGCAGCGCAAGCCGCGCATTCAATGGCTGTACCCTTCGACAAGGTGGTCGAGGGCGCCGAATCCGCCAGTGAAGCGTTGAATGCCGCTGGGGACAAGTCCGGGCATTTCCTGTTGCTGATAGCGGCGATGGAGAAAAGCCATATGATGAATTCTGAAAGCGCCGATTTTCTCAATTCGATGGCGAAAGATTCTTTGCCCAAAACCTTGCTAAACAAATCGCCTGCGGATAAGCAGCGGATCGAAGCAGGAAATAAATTGGGCCTTTACAAGAAGGACCAGGCGCAATTTTTTCAAGGCGACAAGATTGACTTGATGCAGCTACTTGCAATAATTGCGGAAGCTAGCAGTAATCGGCATATCAAGAAGGAAGAGCTCGAGGCTAAATTAACGACAGTGTTCGGAACGGGCGAACTGGGTGCTCAAGTCGTATCGTTTGTTCGCAAGTTGGATACATCAAGTCGGCAGGAACTTCGAGAAATGCCGGATACGAAGCGGGAGCCCAGTTTTCTGAACAATTTTTTAAAACCGGTCAGCGATGTGGAAAAGGGTGCGCAAATCATAACCAATGAAAATTTGGCGTTGATGAATGCCACGATTGAATTGAAGGGACCGACCACTCTGGTTCTCGATAAGTCGTTAAAAATCACGTCGGACGCAGCAGACTTCACTGAAAAACATCAAGATTTCTGGGATTCGCAGCTTTCAAGCTTGAAAACCAAGCTCAAGGACGATGGCAATTTTATAAAGAACCTGTTCAAGGGGAAGCTAAGCATAGCGCCCATCCTGCCTGAAAAATCAACGCCGCCTGAAAAACTGCTTCCGCCTCCGCCAGTGCCGAAGGCTCGACCTGGACCGGTTGTTCCAACGCCGGAGAAAAGCCGGGTACAGGAGCTTCTTGAGGACGGCAGCAAGCCTGTCGATCAGGGCGTCAATGTTTCCGTTTACCTCGACAGTAAGCAAATCTCATCGTACTTGATTTCTTCGACATCGCAAGGCCCCAGCGGCATGAACGGCACCGCATCGCTGTTGCGACCCGGTGTCAGTTCCTTAGGACTCGCATAATGAATCCACTCACCACTCTCACCCTCGCAACCCCGCAAGGCGCTTTCGAATTCACCGGCGCCGAGGTGCCCGAGCAAATCAATTTCGGCGGCGCGCAAATGCTGTGCACGCACAAGATGATCGGCGGCTTGCGCGTGGTCGATGCATTGGGGCCGGACGATGCTCCCTTGTCGTGGAGCGGCATGTTCCTCGGCATGCCAGCAGCGGGGCGGGCGCGCTTTCTCGATTACATCCGGCGCTCGGGTCTGACTTGCACGCTGACCTGGGGCGTGTTTCAGTATTCGGTGATCGTGTCCGAATTCAAGGCGGATTTCAAGAAGCCCTACTGGATACCGTTTTCGATTACCTGCGAAGTGATCCGCGATCAGACGCAGGATGTGACCGATCCATCCGGCACCACGCCCAGCGATGCGATTAGCGAGGATGCAGCGACCATGACGCAGCTGGCCAGTAACATCGCCGATCCGGCGTTGTCGGCGCTGACTGCGGGAGTTGCATCGGCATTGTCGGCGGTGACGAATGCCGCGCAGCCGTTGGCGAGCGGCTTGGTATCACTGACCGCTGCGCCGGCGCAAGTTGGCGAGGTCAATCAGATTTCGACCATCTCCAGTTCTGCATCGAGCGCCATTGTGGCAGCGGCGGCGCCGTTGGCGGCGTTGCAGGCGGGCGTGCAGTCGCAGATTGCCGCTGCGCAGGCGACGCTGGCTGCTATCCCGGTGCTGGGGCAGATCGTCCCGGCGCAGCCAGTGGCAGTGCAGGCCACGGGTTTGATCGCGCAATGCAACGCGGCGGCGCAATTGCCATCGCTGTACGAGCTGGCCAGCGTCACCACGCGCATGCAGGCGAACGTGGCGCTGATCGCCAACCCGGCGGCCAACAATCAGCAGGTGACCGGCGGCGGCAACTTGTATCAACTGGCCGCGCAGACCTATGGCGATGCGACGCGCTGGACCGATATCGCGCAGGCCAGCGGCATTGCCGATCCGATGACGGTTGGTTTTAATACGATTACGGTGCCGACGTGAGTTTACTTCCGGTTTTTGTGTACGGTAATAAGTATTTGCGTAGGTATCGAAAATATAATCCCCGTCGTTCCCGCGAAGGCGGGAATCCATTTTGAGGTTGATCGAGCGAACTCCCTTTGGATTCCCGCCTTCGCGGGAATGACGGAGGGTTAAATAGCGCCTAAGATTATTGTTAAAAATTTAACCGGATAAACCAGCAATGATTAATCAATTACCGCAAGTAGCCCAAGGGCGCACGCCGCGTGGCATCCTGCTGGTGGGCGGCAAAACCATCAACTGGACCGGCTGGAGCATCGAGCATAATGGCATCTACGAGGCCGGTACCATCCGCATCACGGTACCGGCGCCTTACGCCGAATGGCCGTTCTGGACACAGCAAGCCGAGATCATTGTTGACGTCTATGCAGGTTTTCCAGCGGACCCGGAAAACTATTCGATTGCCGATCTGACGCTGCTGATGTCGGCCCGCATCGACGAACTGCGGCTCGATCCGGCGACGGCGACCTTTACTTTGTCGGGTCGCGATTTGACCTCGCTGTTCACCGACAACAAGAGCGATGCGAAATACCCGAACATGACATCGAGCCAGATAGCGGCCGCGCTGGCGGCGAAATTCACGGCGCTGCAAACGAATATCACGCCGACCACGCAGCGGGTCGGTAATTATTACGACGCCGATCAGGTGCAGATGCAGCGCCAGGATTCGATGTGGACGCTATTGACCTATCTGGCGCAGCGCGAGAGCCTGCAATGCTTTGTGCTGGGCCGCACGCTGTATTTCGGCGGCTTTGGTTCAGCCGTCTCCGACGCGCCGTATGCGATTGTGTTTCAAGCGCCGACGCTGACGCAGCCTTATCCCAGCGCAAATGTGGAGAAGCTGGAGTTTTCGCATGACATGACGATTTCCGGTGACGTCTCGGTGCGCGTGCGCAGTTATCACGGCGCGAAAAATGCATCGTATAGCGCCACTGCCACCAGCACCAAGAGCAATAAGGCTATCGCCCAAAGCGCGACCATGGCACAAACCGCGCAAGCTTACGACTTCACGTTTCCCGGCCTGACGCAGGCGGATTGCCAGGCGAGGGCGACCAAGCTGCTGGGCGATATCAGCAAGCATGAATTGAAAATGGAAGTGACGGTGCCGGGTGATGTGCAAGTCTTTCCGTGGACGCCGGTGACGGTGCAGGGGACCGGTACGCCGTTCGATACGACGTATCAGGTGTCGAAGATTTGCCGCACCTTCGATAAGCGCGGCTTCATGATGACTATGAGTTGTCGGACCGCGCCGTCACAACAGACGGTGAGTTTATCGTGAGGCATCAGATATGATTCATCAAATCAAGCGCGTGGTATCGGAGTTCCTGTCGAACCTGACCTTGTCCAAGTACGGTTTAATCAGCGCCTACAACCCCGCCAATTACACGGTCAAGGTATTGCTGCTGCCGGAGCAGGTGGAAACCGGATTCATCCCGCTGGCGACGATATGGGTCGGGAATAATCTCGGCGCGGTATTCGGCCCGGCGATCGGCGATCCGGTGAAGCTTGATTTCATCGACGGCAGCGTGCAGGCAACCGTGGTTAACGGACGGTTTTTTAACAATGCGACGATACCGCCATTGGTGCAGTCGGGGCAGGCGGCCTTGGTCGATGGTCAGGGATCGTTTGTGCGCTTGAACAATGACGGCACCATTACGTTGGGTGCGCCGAGCGGCATTACGATCACCACGCCTCAGTTGACGCAAAACGGCAATGTGCAAGTCAACGGCACAGTCACCGCCACGGGTGATGTGTTCGCCAAGGGTACCAGCATGCATACGCACACGCAT